AAAACCAGGACAGGGTTTAACAATTCCAAAGGGTTCATTTGAGCAGATATCCTCTGCTACTAATCCAGGGCAGCAGGTTCAAAATGCAATGGAAAAATTACTTGGATCAAAAATAACAAGTAAGCATTTATTTAAAGGCGGGGATCATGGTTCTAACACAGAAGGTGCTGATCAGTTACTTAGAATACTTGGAAGGGATCTTGATACTGGATTTGGTCCTCATTTTGACTCACCTACTTATCATAACTCATTAGCGAGAAATATGAAAGAGGCAGGATGGAATGTTGGTCAAGCATTTAGTGAGCATGGCATATCTACTTTAAGTGATAATGCAATTGCTCGTTTATTCAGTAGAAGTGGTATGCTTACTGGTGTTAGTAGGCGTTCAGATTGGATAAATCCATCAGTTATGAAAGCAGGTGGCTATCTCCCTGGATCTCCTTCAACAGCGATTCCTGCAATTCTTCATGGTGGTGAATATGTTGTTAATGCTGATGCTGTGAGAAACATGGGTGTAAGAACAATGCAAAGCATTAACCAATCAAAGTTTAGAGCACCTTCTGGAGTCCCAGCTTATGCAGGTGGTGGAGGAACAACTAGCGTATCCACCGTGAATATCAATGTTGACACATTTGTTGGTGAAGAAGAATGGTTTAAGAGTATGATGAAGAGTTACAATGTTAATGTCCTTCCAAAACAACAGAAAGCCGCTGGTGTGGAGACAAGAACATTCACAAGCTACAACGGAATAAACCAGGGGTTATAAATGCCAACAATTCAAAATCAACAGCCTAATATAACCCATCTTGTTGTGCTTAATGGCACAGAGATTACGGAGCATGGTCGGACCATGAGTAGCACTATGTCAACATCGGCATCTAATGTTGAGTTGCTTAATGGGAATAAGCGAAGATTCATTAAGAATGCAAAGAACAACTATACTCTCTCGTTTACATACCTCCCAGACATGTCGGAAAGAACCATTGATGGTCGTGTTGCAAGAAACTTTCTTTATGCATTAGCAAAGACACCATCATCAGCAACCTTTTCAATTATTCTTGATCCAGCAGAACCTGCTTACAATACGGTAGTTTATGTTGAGTCATATACTGAAACATTAGTGAGAAGAGATATTCCCAACCAGTGTGCATACTACAATGTTGAGATTTCTCTTAAAGAGAAATAAGAGATGTCTGATAGTTTTTATTCATTTAGTGAACCACTTAATCGTGGTATAGATTTCTACCAAGCGGATGCTGCGGATGTCACGATTGACATCAATATCAGTTCGTCACTTACAATATCGTCTTATCAAATAAGATTTGCAAATATTGTAATTGCATCAAACTCTGATGTCGTATCTAATTCATATAAAGTCGCATACGCAGCAGCTAATCTTTCTGTTGATGGCGCAACAGTTATTGTCGCAACAGAAAGACAGGATGGCGATGTTGTAATTTCAGCAGAAGTCCTTGTTGAAACAAATATTACAAAGATTGCCTATGCGAGTGCATCAATTTCTGCTAGCTCTGAGTCTAGTATAAGCGGGACAAAGATTTCAATATCTTCATGCTCAATGAGCATAGATTCGTCTGTATCAGTGTCCATGATAAAAATATCGCATGGCGTTTCGCAGATAGATATTCTTTCATCAATGCTTTCAAGCGGAACACGAATTGTCTTTGGTCGTACAAATCTATCTGGTGAGGTTAGTCTATTTGTAGCTGGAAAGATAGTTCTTGCAACAATTAGAATTAACATATTAAATAACTCTAATATACGAGCAGAAGCAATTAGATTTAGCAATAACATTACTGCTGACTCTTCATTAATCAGAGCGCTACTCATACTTGATGGAAAACCATTAACCAACCAAAGTCGCACACTTGATTCATCCGTTGCTCCGTTATACATTGAGAACACAAATTGGTCAGGAGATTCATCTCGTTATTACAAGAACAATGCTGCTGGTAGTGCGGCGAAGAGGACATTTAATATAAATTGGAGTTTTATCCCTAATTATAGTGATAGAACAGTAGATTATAAAGAGGGAAGAAATTATATAAAGTCATTATCAATGGATGCTGATACTCATACGCTTACAATTATAAATCAAGATGAAGACGGGGTAACTCCATACACAGAGGAGCAAATCACTGTATTTATTTCAAACTTCTCTGAGAACTTAATTAGAAGAGATCTTGTAGATGATGTATACTATTTTAGCTGCGCAATGACGCTGGAAGAGGTATAAATGTTAACATCTGGACTATACGGTAAAGATCTATCTAATTCATTTAATTCAGCTATAGTAGCACCAGCTCAGAAAATTAAGCCTAAGGTTATTATTAAATGGCTGGACAGTCGTCACTTAGACAATCTTGTTGTAACAACAAATGATGCGCCAGCTGTTAATTCGTATCCTTCAAGAGGATTTTTCTTCCCTGCATCAGAAGCCTTTAATGGCATTAGGAGACAGTCATTTACATGGGCTGTTGCTGGAGCCCTGGATGCTGATGGCGATGTGATAAGGGCGGATGGTTCTTGGTATGCAATGCCTTCGTTAACAACAAATGATCTATCTAATACCCAGATGGGTAGTAGTTTAGAGTTTGGATGGTGGTCTAATAGTGTAAGTAATTCAAATACTCATGCTACATATGACGGGTATGGTTTTGTTACAAGTCCATATATACAAGCTACATTCACAACAAGAAAAGTAAATAAGATTCGTATAATTACATCGGAGTTTTATGGACAAATCTCTACATACCTACTGCAAGCATATGACGGGTCATTGAATCTCATTCTTAATGAGACTGGTACTATCACTGATGATGGTTACGATAGAGATCACATTCTCTCAGAGGCATTGTCTACAAATAACATTTCAAAAATAAAAGTTACTGTGTATACAACTAAAAATCCAGGAGACTATGCTAGGATTCAGGAAATTGTTCCTATTTACGAGGAAGATATCAGTGAATATGTAATGTCATATTCAGTAAATAGAACAAGGGATATACACTCAACTAGCTTGCCAATCGGTGGTTCTGAAACTGCATCAGTTGATTTAAAACTTGATAATACTGGAAAACTGTTTAATATTTTTAATAGTGCATCTACATATGGTAAATACATGGCTAAAGACCTTGAGGTTGAAATATACACTGGGTGGAGAATTAAGAAACCTAGTAGTGATTATCTAAATAGCTCTGTATTAACAACACAACTCCAGGCAAATATTTCAAACTCATCTTCAACATTTTCTGTGCTTGATAAATCATCCCTTCCGTCTGGCGGTGCTGGTAATTACTTTACTGTGGTTATTGATAAGGGGACACAATCCGAGGAAGTAATCTTGTGCTCATCAGTTGATTCTTCAAGTGTTGTGACGGTGTTAGAAAGAGGTTACGGAGATACTATCGCTAAATCACATACTGTCGGTGCGACAATATCGTTTGATATTTATGAATATGTAAAGAACGGTACTTTTTATGTAGATGAATGGACAGTCGGAACTGATATGACTGTTGGTGCAAATCTCCAGGACTGGAGCAAATTTCTTTCTGAAAGGTCAATTAATTATGGTTTCTTTTTACAGAACGCCTATGTTGGTGATGCTGTAAAGAATCTTTTGATGAGAGCAAATTTTCCAAGCGCTGATATTAAAAAGTTAAATACTTATAAACAGGGTGCAAAAGATCGTGAGGCTGTGTCTCTGTATTCGTTCAACGAACAAACAATTGATAGAAGTGGAAATAGCATTATTCCATCAACTGGATTGAGGGCTCGTTTTTGGGGAATGCCAACGAATCAAAAAAATATCCAGTCAGTTAAAGACATTGTTGCTGATGCTATTGATAAAGAACTATCACCAATGGATAAAGCCTTGGGAGAAAAAAGCTTTGTATCCCCAACACTAACATTACTGTCAAAGAGTATATCAACATCAAATACTAGTGCTCTAGACATATCAAATTATTCTTTTACGGGTAATGATTCGGCTGTATATTCCGAGTATTTCAATGGGGTGTTTGATGGTTACTACATCCCCACCGACTCTGGTCTACAGAAATTAATTGTTTTTATTTCATATGGCGGTGTTAGATTATATCTTGATGATATTCTAATCCTTGATAAATACCAGACAACCACTAGCTCAACTAGGTATGAATCAAGCATGGTGAATCTATCAGCTGGTGTTCCAAGAAAAATAAGAATAGAGTTCTTTCACTCGTTTAATAATTCTGGATCAGCATCATTTAGCATATCGCTATACAAAGCGCTGAGCGGCGGTTCGGATGCAATTGTATCAGCAGCAGAATGTTGCACGATTGTTCCATTGGATGCGATTGGAAGCAAGAACTCCTCATCTACATGGTCAACTGCGGATTCATACAATCACAGAAACAATGGCGTATACATTAACAATCCAAAGCTAAGTCAACCGACTGGTCTAGTATCAGACCAAACGGATAAGTCGGTACTACTTGAAAACAATGCGTATATTAGAATTCCATATACGGCAACGAATGATTTGTCAACAAAAAATGAATGGACAATGGAATTTTTTGGGAAGTTCCATGCTCAGAATGTAGGTGCTGCCCCAGCCCCGATTACTGTTACGAATAGCGGTGCATCTAGCTATTTAATAAACGGAGTTTCTAATGCAACAATTTCCATGGTTCGTGGGGGGCTCTACACACTTCAGGTCAATGCAACTGGTCATCCATTTTGGATTCAAACATCAGCTGGTGCTTATAATGCAGCAAATGTTGTAGCTTCAGGAATTATAAACAATGGATCTGCAGTTGGAACTATCACATTTCAAGTTCCTGCTAATGCCCCAAGCACCTTGTATTACGCTTGCCAACATCACGCTGCGATGGCTGGAACAATAACGATCACAGGGGCAGCAAACCCTTATGAATCAATTTTAGGTGATGGAGAGTACATAAGTAATTGGAGTAATTCAATTGCGACATCTGGTTTTGAGTTTTTTAACAACTCCGTTTCTCATGGATTTAGATTAAAAACGGTATTAGCTAATAGCGCCGTTGTAACAGAAACAGTATCGTCAAATACAGCACTTTCTAACTCATCTTCATATCACATAGTGAGTGTGTATGATGGCTCGGATTTAAAGTATTATGTAAATGGTGTTTTGCAAGACACTGAGGTGATAGAGGGAACTCCAGTAAGTTGGGCATCAAAAGATACCACAATTGGGGGTAGAGGAGCAAGCTTTGCGTCTGGAGTAGAGGTTACGCCGCCCACTATCAGAAGCTTCTATGTAGATGAGTTTGCAGTGTATGACAAAGCACTCACTTCTGAGAATATCAAGGATAGATACATTGAGTCTGCAATGCAACCGCTTACTCAGTTTGCATTTTTGTACGGCAATGAAACATCAATTCGTGAAATTATGAATGACATTACATTTGCGGATATGGGTCGTATTTATATAGATGAAAATGATAAAGCTAAATATGAACACTTCTATAGGTTCTTTGAACCATCAATTGATCAGCATGCAAATGTTCAGTCATATTTTAGTGACTCAACTAATATTACAAATAGCAATTATAATGTTTCGCTTCAATGTAATAAGGTTGTTATACCTATCTCATCAATTCAGACATCTACAAACGCTGTTCAGTCTTTATGGATAGCACCAGATGGTTCAAGCTTGGCTACAACAAAGCTGACTTCCAATCTGGCATCAAATGCAAATGTTGCATATGTATCAACAACGCTGGATCCTGTTTATGCAGATACTGGGTATATCAAGATAAATAGTGAGATTATTAAATATATTTCAAAAACAGCTACATCATTTAACGGCTTAGAGAGAGCGCAGTATCAAACAACTGCTGCCGCTCATGTTGCTGATGATAAGGTTCGTGAGTCTCGCTACTATGATATTAAGTTTGACAAGGCTCCAGCCTATAACATAAAAGCACCATTCATCAGTGCGATTTTGTTTGAAAACCCAAAGAAGGTTGAAATCACAAAGTATTTACCATATCCATACGGTGCTGAGATGATTCTATCTGCAAGTGAGGATTCTGAAGTTGGCGGGCTCGTATTTCTACAAGGAACTGACCCTTTAACAAAGTATCCATACGCAACTGTATTGAGCGGAACAGCGGTGATGATGAGTGAGCAGAATGTTCAGGTTAAGGAACAGTCAGCTTCTTTGGCTGACAGTATTAAGAAGTACGGTGTTAAGGATGTAACAATTCAAAGCCCGTTTATTACGGATTCAGTTCATGCTAAAAAACTTGCTGATTTTATTATTGAAAAAACACAAATACCTGTTCCAATCATTAATCTTGATGTAACAGCAATGCCAAAAATCCAATTGGGTGATAGAATTAGAGTAACAAATCTGAGTGCTTTGGATATTACAAACACTGATTATTGGGTTATTTCTCATAATACAACCATTGGGGATAATGTATCTCAAAATCTGGTGTTAAGGAAGGTTTCATAATGCCTAGTGAGAATACGATATACTTCTTCCCTGGTCGTGGTGGGCACTCTCATGATGGGAATAATTCAAGCCTAATTGATACCACTCAGTATTCTTTGTTTGATTTCTCATGGGGTTTGCTTGGGGATCCAGATAGAAGGTCAACACAGTCTCGTAATTACGATAGCTTTAAAAACTTTGTTGTAGAGACTGTCAACTCATCACTAATTGAGCCAGCTGGTCTTGTCCTTCAGCCTGGAATTGTGAACGGATCTGCTCATATTATTTCAAGATCAATTGAGGCTAATTCAATTGCGGCAAATGCATTGACCGCAAATGAAATTGCTGCGAACACAATTACTTCAAATGAGCTTACAGCTAACTTTGTTCTTGTAAACACCATCATCGCCAGTAACAATTTTAATGGCACATATAATGCAAATACTTTTGCGTTTAGTAATGCGGGAACTACTGGCTGGGCTATTACAAGCTCAGGAGATGCTGTGTTTACAAATGGACAATTCAGAGGAAACCTCTTTGTTGGTGCTAACGATTATTGGTATTCAAATGGCGCTTTTGCTCTTGGTGGGAATACTGGTATTTATAGAAATGTTGGCGAGGGAATTACTCTTGGAGCAAATGTAACAATACTTGGTGGAGTGACAGCAACCGCTGTATCAACCCCAGGAATTGATATCTTGTCTGATGGGACAATATCTAGCGCAAACTTTAATGTATCTGCTAGTGGAGATATCACAGCAACTAATGCGGATATTTCTGGAACAATAAATGCAACATCTGGAAGCATTGCTGGTTGGTCAATAAGCACCGACACAATCTCAGCCGACAGTGGGAATATTAGTTTGTACCAAGAAGCTGGGTACGGAGCAGTGATTGCTGGTACTGGCGCTGGAACACAAATTATCTTGAATTCCGAAGCGCAGTTACATGCAGAGTTTGGCGGTATAGACACTGATATCAATTTCCAAACAGATTCTGCGTATGTTTTCAGGATAACCGATGGTAGTCAGCTTGCAAGAATTTCTCCATCTTTGATTTCTTTCGTTAGCGGCGTTAATTTTTCAGTGCTATCATATGATAGTATCTATACAACTGGTGAAGCTGGAATGAGCACTGGTCTCATTGGTGGTATCGGCATCACATATCCTGGATGTACAACTGGTCCAGGTACTGCTAATTACATGGGGCTTGTTTGGAATAACCCAGATATACGAGGCACAGTTGATAATGTCGTATCAACTGTTCTTGGAACAGTATCGGATGTAAGATCAAAGTCGTATATTTTAGATGCAGAAGATACTTGGCTTAATAAATTATATGATTCATTAAGAGTCGTGTCTTTTAACCCAGTAGATTTATTAGATGAAGAAAATCTGCATTTATACCCAAGAAGACTTGGTTTAATAGCGCAGGAGCTTAATGAAATTCTGCCTGATTTGGTGGTTTCGGCAAACCCGTATGATGAAGAAGCTTTCCTTTCAGTTAATTATCTTGGACTAGTTCCTTATTTAATACAGGCGGTTCAGGATCTAAACAATCGTGTAAAAGAATTGGAAAATGAGGTATAAATGAATAAAGATGAATTAACTACATATATTTATAACAATA